CTTCATTCGCCTTTGTTTGTTTATTAACATTAGGGTTTACCGTATTTTTGTTTTCTCCGTTGTCTTTAGAATATTGATTTTTAACCAGTTGCTCTTTTTCGGTTCGTTTACCAAAAATTTCTAAAGGGGAACTAACACTTTGCGTAAATGAATAATTACCAAAGTTTGTTTGTGTTCCTAAATTTTTATTTATATTAATTATATTACCAAAATCACCATCCAAGGGGGTGTACTTATTTAAACCAATTAATCTTGGTTCTTGTATATTGGCTTCTAACTCAATAGATGGTGAGTCAATAACCGAATAATCGATAATTGAAACTTCTGTATTTTTTTTAGAGTCGTTTCCTTGATAAAATCCTTCAACACCATACGGTCTAAGGTTTCTAAGAAGTAACTTCTTTCTAAAGTTTTCTGACGAATTGAATGATAATGGGCTTTCCATTTATTACTTTTAGTATAAATAGATTTTATCATGGTTTTTGAACCATTAATAAGTCTTTGTTTTTCATTGTGTTTAATATTTCTGTTTCTAAATCGTTTTTAAATCTTCTATCTGACATCAATGAACTTGCTAAATCACCACTACTTGAAATATTAACATTTATATTTATTGTTCCTGAACCTTCTATTTTTTGAACAGTTTCTTTTGATTCCTTTTTTTCTTCTTTGACACTAAACATTTTTTCAAACTTAGAAAAATCCGGTAGTTTTAGTTCCGGCATTTTAAACCCTTCAGTCTTAACGGCCATTTCGGTTTTTAAAACAGGGGCCAGTTTTTTCATTTGTAAAAAAGTTTCTTTGAGGATATCTAAGTTTTTATCAATGTCTGGAGCAAACAGGGCTTGGTCATCATCTATAAAGTTAAAAACCTCACCCTCATTAAAAAATTGTTTTTTTGATCCACTACTAAATAGACTATCTTTAGATTTTAAAACATCTTCAGGTGAATTACCACTTTTAGTTTTTATCATATTATCGTAAAATTCTTTATTAGATATTAATCTTACACCTTCGCCGACCGCACCAGTTCCCGCGGTTTTTGTTTTATCAACACTTGTTTCAACAACATCTTTATATTTTTCAAGAACTTCGGTTCTAACTGACGGATCAACGGCTCTGAGTAAAAGTTCTCTCATTATTTTTGTGTCATTAGATATATTATCAACAGTTGATAAACTTTTTTCTGCAATTTGTCTTTCGGACATAGCAGCCTTAGATTGGTATTCTGTTAGTGCTTGTTTTAATCCTGCAGGATCTTTAAGTGCCTCTTTTAGGTCTGTAATACCTTCTTGTCCTGGTATTTTTAAACTAATTTTTCCATCTTTCACTTCACTTAATGATGCAATTAATCTTTTATCTTCTTCAGTAAGTTCAGATCCGGCGGTTCCAAACATATCACCAAGACCACTTTTATTTATGTCTGCAATAATTTGTTTTTGTTTTGCGGCTTCTCTACCTAAGTTAATAAACTTTTCATATTCACCAGATCCTTTACCTAATGCCTCAAGTTGTTGTTTTAATCTTTGTTGAGCAACAAAATTTGTTTCAACCTCACCAGTAGCTTCATTAACCTTAAACGCAGAAGCAGATAAATCAACTAAACTTTCTTGTAATTTTTCAACGTTATTAGCACCCATATTCATTAATTGGAATGGATTCATAAGGTTAGACATCGACCCCCCTAACGTAGACATTCCAGCGGCAGCCTCAATAGCCTTTTCAGGATCCCAAAAAGTTTGTCCAAGTTGTATGGCACCTATTTCTTCAACGGTAGTTCTTAGTTGTTGAGCCTGTATGGTCATTTTTGTTAATCCATCCAATCCATTTTTAAAACCGTAGGCATTTACTTTATCTAAATTTTTTGATATGGATTCCAAGGTATTTTTAGCAGATACACCGGCCTTTCTTGCATTATCTGTTATTTTTTCAATCGCCGCGGCACTTTTATCTTGTGAAAATGTTAGATTCATAAAATCACCAACCATTGTACCCATCGCGTCGGAAGTAATTCCAACGTTCTTTCCAAGAATCGCCATGTTTTTTACTGCCTCATCAGAAGGGTCAACAATTCTTCCGAGACTTTTTGACATCCCTCCAATTACATCCGTTACATCTTTAAATTGAATACCGAGTTCCGCAGTGTCAATATAAATTTGTTCTAATCTTTCTCTAAATTCGGTACCACCTAAAATCCACCCACTTCCAATACTTTTTTGAACATCTAATACTTTATCCTCTATTGCGGTTAACTGTGTTATTAAAGTATTAGGTTTAACACCGGAGCCAGCCGCTGTTAAAAGGTTCTCAAATATATCTTGTGGGTTTTTTGCATTTAAGGTTCCAAATTCGTCAGTAGCGTCTTGAAAAAATAACCACATATCTTGTTTTATTTAATAAATAGGTTATTCTCCCTTTTTTTCATACTCTTTAATTAGTTTCTCTAAAAAGTATTTTCTCTCATAAGTGGGCATAATATAAAGGTCAGAATATGAAAATTGACCAAATTTTATTAGATAATAAAATTCATCCATCATGTTTTTTTTATATTCAGAAGAAAGGCCGAAAAAATTCAACCCCAAAGTTCACAGTAACAGTGACTTCTTCTCCAGACGGGGCTATAATTTGTTTATTCAAATCAATTTTTGGTTCACAATCTATTAAGAATTTTTTTATTTCTTTTGAATCCATTATTGGCATTTGATTAACAAATGTTGAAATTACACCTTTATCTCTATTACCGTCCAATTCAACAATTTGTTTTTCGAGTCTTTTTGTTACAATAGGTGCAATCATACCTTTTGGGTATTTATCCGCTAAACTTTCAATTTCAGCGTCTTCACCGATATTTAAAACTTTTAATCTTACTGTTTTTTTTGATTTTGGTAAAATTAACGTATATAACCCTTCAGAATCTGGTTTTATTTTAGGATCAATATAATTCAACTCATCTATTAAAATTGTTGTTTCAAATTCTTTTGAAGTTTTTGGATCCTTAACCACAAAATTATATTCGGGTCCAAAAGCAGTATTTCTTAAAAAGATAAGTATTGCCTGTACGTCAACATTTAACATTTGGTTAATATCAAAACCAGGTTCATAAATTTTGTTTCTTAATAATGTTTTAACTAAACCTTCTTTGTTATTATTTTGAGACATTAAAATATTTTCATCAGCTGCCGTTAAATAACCGACTTTCAATGATTCTTTTTTTGGTGTATAAAAGACACCTCTAGAAGGTAATTTTACAACGTCATGTGGTAAATTAAAATGTTGTTGTCCGTATTCTGTAGCGTTATCCATAAGTTTTTTATTTTAAAAATAACTTCACATAACTTATTGTAAATAAAAAACCCCACTTTGTTAGTGAGGTTCTTAAAATTTTTTATATGATTTTTTAATTAGTAAACCAATATACATCTATCCGGTTGTAATGTCATATCTACTTTCATAATATCGGCGTTTGTGTAGTTAACCTCATTAAATTTAGCATCCGTAATACTACATCCTTGTAAAATCCATTTTTCAACAACAACTCCTGTTGGGTCTAACATTTCAAGGTCAACGTCTTTTTTATAACCGGCCGCGTATCCCATACGACCTGTTACTGATTCTGCATGTAAACGAACCCATTCCATAACTGCTTGAGCGGCTGAAGGCCCAATCGGGTCTCTTAAAGAAACTGAGATAGTGTCCCAATTAAAAAACCCAGCAACATAAGTTTGAGTATTTAAGAATTTAATTTCCTTTGTATCAATTTTAATACTAGGTCTTGAAGCTTTTTCAACATACCAAGAGTTGATTCCCAAAGATGAAGGGAAACTCAATATAAACCTATTTGACTTTTTAGGTTCGTACTGAAAGGGCATTTTCATTAATAAATCAGCCATGTTATTTTGTTTTTTTTGTTTTTATTTTTATTATAAATATCTTGTTATAATTTTTTTTCTATTTACTTTCAGATATATTTAAAATATATATTATATATAATAGCTTATATCTCTTCTTTTTCTCCTCCTTTAGTTAAATATACTCTTACTGGATTTTCTTCTGGATATTCTTTTTCTAAAAATCCTTTCATCGCTTCAATATTTTTTGCGTCATCATCTGAAAAACCAATAAAAGGTATCACTTCATCATTTGCAATATCATTTTTAAAAATCGCTTTAGACGAGTCTCCCGTCATTCTTGCAATCTCCGAAGCCATTTGTCTACAATAAGATATAAATTCTCTCATCGCTTTTATTTTACCCTCTTCAGGGTTCGCAGCGCTACCCTCCCCAAAAGTTACAGGGTGAAATTTACATAAATCCAAATACTCGTTTATTAAATCTTTATCTTGATATTCTAATTCTTTTACATTTTCATATATGTCTTGTGATTCTAAATTTCTATATTTTTTTAAATTTTCAACTAAAGTTTTAGAATTAATACCGTTGTGGTTTGATAAAATATAATTTAAACAAGATTCTTTTAAAGTTTCAGGATTGTGTCCTCTAGCGGTTATAATTGCAAAAATCGACCCTCCATTAATACATTCCACAAAATCATTCCATGATGGACCAGGACTAGCCATCATAGAGTCAATAATAAAGTTTTTGTCTCCTTCTGTTCTAAAATTTCTAAAGGGGTTGGGTGCGTAACCAACAATTGTTGTCCCTTTAAAACTAAAAGGTTGTACCCCAATCTCATGTCTGTGTTCAGCAAACTCCTCTGTTGACATCGGAACTTCTTCTTCGTTTTCACTCATTAACATAATTTTTGTTGGCATAAAAACAATATTGTCGTCCCAATCAAAGGCATAATATTTTAAATCGGGTCTTCCTTCTTCAGTAATACCTTCGACTAATCTTTTTTTATTTACGTAATCGTATATATATTTTGTATACTTCATTTTTTATTGATTGCAAATAATAACTTTTCTAATTGACTTTCAGTTAAAACAATGTTTTGTTTTTTACCTGAATAAGTAGTCGGTTCAATTTTTTTTGATCCAACACTTTCTTTAATAAGTTTTTTTTCAATTTTCATAACTTTTTTCTTATAAATATACAAATGGGGAATATTTCTACTCCCCATTGTTTTATTTTTTGTGTTTTAATTATACATCATCAAAAGATGCTCCTGTTGGTGTGATAACAAACTCAATATCAATATATTCTAAAGCTCTTGTCGGTTTTAAGAATATTTTTCCTGTTAAAGTGTTTGAATCTAAATCTTCAGGTGTGTTAGAAACCGTTACTCTAAAGTCAATTAAACCTCTATCTCTTCTGATTGAATCCAAGATTGGGTTAACTGAGTCTAAGAAGTCTTGTCTAACTTTGTCATCATTTTGTTCAAATAATAATCTTACTGCCACCGCTGAAATTAATTTTCTCGCTTGTAGTAACAATCTTCTTACGTTGATTCTATCAAGTGCTGATTCCTTAACTTGTAAAGTTTTATTACCCCAAATTACTGTACCAACATCAGAGAAGGTTGCGATTGGGTTAACTCTTCCTTTATAAAGTGTATCTCTATCTTCTTGAGTTAATTTTTTACGAGCTCTAATTGCACTTACCAAACCTCTTGTGTAACCTGCTGACGCGAACCAAGGGAATGCAATATTGTCGGTTAACGCTAAGTTTTTAGTTACTTCCGCTGTTGGTGGTATGTAGATTTGAGTGTTATTAACAGTATCTCTTGTCAATACCCATGGGTAGTAAGTCGCAGTATAGTTTGAATCAATTGAGGTGTCTTCTAATCTATCAACAATTTCTTGGGGATAAACTAAACCTTCTTCAATATCATTGTAAGATGGTAACAATAAGTTAAAGTCAGCAGTTGTACAAATGTATATTGAATCCGCTCTATCTGTTTCGACCATATCAATAGCATCTTCAACCAAGTTTGAGTTATAATAATAATCAATTCCTGGTGTTGCAAATACATTAATATTTACCGATTCAGGATTTGCAAAACTATCTTGACCCCATTTGTATGCGTAATAGTCAGTATTTGCCCAAGTTTCTTGGTTAGGTCCTGAAATTTGTTTAAACGCTCCCCATCCTGTTGCCGTTGGGAATGTTACTGAAGGTGCTGATCCGTTTTTGAAACCTGATTGACCAAGAGCAAACGCATCTCCGTTTGTTCTGTATTCTCTGTAAATGTCCCATCCGTCAAAACCACCATAAGCATAAACAGTATATTTACGAGTGTTCAATCTGTAGTATGGATTATCAGTGTCTTGTGGTTCACTTCTAAAGTTACCAGCACCAACTTCAAACGCTTGTGTGTATGCTGATGTAAGTACGTTGTACATAGTTACAACAGTTGCTCCACTATCCATGTGGAATCCTTTCGTTTTATAACCCCATTCTATTCCTGTTGTATCTGTTGCAAGATTAGCCGGTATTTGTTTTCCTTTATACTCAAAGAAATCATAATCAATACCAGTAATATTAGATATACCTAAATAAGCCCTTCTTGGGTTTTCTCCGTTTGAAATAACCGGATTGTCTCCACCTGATGATGATCCAAAAGGAGGATTGTATATAACATCACCTGGTTTTAAGTATCTTGTTTTATATACTACAAATGGTGGTGTTGCAGTCGCATACTCTCTTGAGATATAACCTTCAAATCCACAAGGTAATGCATCTGTTGGTGCTTCATCGCTAATCTCTAACATTACGTATTTTGATTTTACTGCGTATTCACCGTTAGCGGTACCTATTTTATTTGCAACATAGTTATTTTGGTTTGGATCCATTGAACAGTTAGTGAAACTTTCAACAACTCTTACATTTTGATCGTTATCATAAAAATCTCTAATGAATACATCAAACGTTCCATTCGCAAATGAAATGTTTCCAATTGACATTTTAACAAGTCTATTGGCCGCATTACCATCAGAAATTAATTTAAACTTAAATAGTTTAAAAACTTTATTACCGCTTAATTCAGAAACCATATATGGTGTTTCTGGCGTTTGGTATTGTTCTAAATAAAAACCTAATGAGTCATTATAATCAAAATCGGTTGTATCTGTAACTCCAGGTAAACCAACTAAATCACAATATAAACCTCTAATTTTACCATCTCTATAACCTGTTTGTAATAAACTTGAATACACTTCCTCAACAAATAAAGGAACTTCAGTTCTATCTTTTCCAAAGTTACTTCTACCAAATACTTTTGAAATGTATTCAGTATCTGTTGATGATAATGACGTTTCAAAACTAAACGTATCGTTATCTTTTGTTATACCAGAAATTACAAATGTTTCGTATGGGTTTTTAGTTACTCCTGAATAATTCCCCGAACAATCCATAATAACATCTGATGTTCCTGAAACTTGGAATAAAGGTCCGTGTTGTGTACTTGAAAAGTTTGTAATACCTCTAGACCTTAAAGTAGCAACAATTAAATCATCATATTCTGCATAAGGAGCCCCTGAATATGTTGTTAAGAAAACTGCCATCGAACCTGAATACCCTGAAGTTATTGCTGAAATTGATGACAATGATGAACCAAAACCGTACCCGGTATAGTAATTAACATCATTAGATCCTTGTCCGTAGTCAAATGTTGCATAATACCAAGGGTCGTTAGAAGCTGCTGATAAATTGGTTAAAGCCAAATTAATATTCCCAACACCAAACGTTTCTGTTGTTGCCGTCGTATTGTAAGGTGCACCTGTTACTGAGTTTAAAGTAGATGGACTAACAGAACCCCAAAAGTAAGAAGTTTTTCCTGACAATGCGGAACCTGTAGAATACAAATTAATTTGATCCGAAATGTAAGATTGGAAATCGTTTGCAATTGTTGATGATCCTCCATTGAATGTTGTGTAAGTGTTGTAAAAATCACTTTGTAAATCTGCCGGTAAATTTGTTATACTTGTTATCGATACACTTGAGCTGTTACCCGTTGTACCTGTAAAGAATAAATAAGTTGCCGAAGTAGTTCCTGTAGCACCAATTGTAGATGGTTCTACATTACCTGCAGTAACAATAGACCAAGATGGTCCTGCGTCGTAACCCGATAAACCTAACACCCTTGTTACGAAAAGTTGATTAGATTGTTGTAAGTAAGATTTAGAAATATATGCTAATTCATATTTTGGGATTTGTGTGTTAACAAATTTTTCCGGACTTGTACCTCCGAAATAAACTTGGAACTCATCAAAATTTGTTATAAAAATAGGTTCGAAAGCTGGACC